GTATATCTTTTGTATCCAGTACTATCAGTCGTTGCGGGCAACATGTTGCCTCTTCTAATTTCTGTTCCATCTTACACTTCGCTATCAAAAAAATAAAATTTTGTTAGTTATATTAATATTATATTTTGTGTTTAAATAAACTCTGAAATATCTAATCCATACATATCACATAATGTTGTGCTATCTTTTTCTACGTCTTCTTTCACAGTATCGTTTTCATCTTCTATATCAGGCTTTAAGAATTCTTTTTCTATTAATATTTTTTTGACATTTTTTAGATCCATATCAAATACCATAACCGAACTCTTTTTACTTGTAATACCAATCTTTAAATCTGTTAAGTTTGACATAAACTTATGCTGTGGTAATGTGTGTTCTGGTTTAATATTAAATTCATTACAGAAATCTTTATATTTTTCAAATACAGTACTTACATTAAATCTTGTCGGAAATGGATCTTCTCTACTTAATGCTGTGTTCATTGCATTATGAAAATTTATTGTCTTTTCAACCCAATCACAAATAAATAAAATATCCGATGTATGATATTGAAAGGCCATATCCATATATGCCGTCGTCTTAACTTGAGACCAATCAACATTCGATAAATCTCTTTTATTTAAGAAATCATAAAATGTTGCAATAAATTTATCTGATCTAAATATAGTATTCATTTGACCCCAAAATGCATCTTTATTATGTTTTTTATTTAATTCTATATATTTCTCTGTAGCCTCTGCGACATTTAATCTTCTATCACCAGTTCTAAAATCTATTGAAAATGGTTTTTGTCCATTAGTATAAAATATTGGTAATGCCGTATTTCTAACTTTTCTAAGATTCTTAAATTTTTGATTCATCGTCATCCATTCCTCAGATATGAATGCTTTTATTTTACCTTCAGAATCTCTACTATCTTTCCCCATTTGCATTTCATTTAAATTAATAATAATTTTTCTATAAAAAGCGTCTGCATGTGTTCCCCAAAAATCTCTTTCTTCACTTGATGAAATATAGTATTCACCTAAAAGAACTTCAAATGGAACTAATGACATATTTTTACCTGCACCCTGTGATGACTTAAAAACAAAACATCCAGCTTTTGATTTTTTATTCGGAAATTGTATTTTATCGGCTAATGCATTTACATATAAATTATAAAAACTTTCATTTGCACCGCAAAGCTCAAATACTAAATCTGTCCAAATTTTTAATAATTTATCACTGTTTTCTGGTATTGGTGTGTTGCATTTCATTGAATATCCTAAAAATGAGTTATATGCAACATCATTATTACCATCCCAATACGTCAATTTTGAAGATATTTTATTGTATGGTATAAAATCAATTCTATTATATGTTCTAATATTTGGATCTTTGATCCATACCTTAGAAAATGGGACATCTTCCGGCTTCGTCTTTTTAATTTCTTCGCCCTTCTTATTTTTAGTTATAGTTTCTTTCATTATTGTCACAGTCCTATTTATATATCCACCAATAATGTCACTGCCATCCCATTCATGCAATTCTAATTTGCCATAATCTTGATTAACCCAACACAAATGATTATATTTTGGCTTTGGCGTCATTGTTTTAAAATGAAATATTTCAAAGTATTTTTTCTTATCCTCATACGTTATAAGTTGTTCGAAATAATTACCATCAAAAATTTCAAAATTACCATCAACTTCTGTCTGATCGGCCATTGGTAAAAATTCGGTTGGTTCTTTTACTATAAATTGAACTTCATATCCTAAATCTCTATCATTTTCAATATCGGCCATTGCTCCATACATTGCATCAAATAATTGTGATCCATCTAATAAATCTCTTCTGATTCTGATACCATCGTGCTCTAAACTCCCATATCTTGGATAATCACATTTAATATATAATTTTTCTAAACATAATGCTTCAATATTTTTTACAACTCTTGAAAATACCTTTGATGTAATATTAGTTTCAACTGATTTAAAATCTGCATCTGCTACAATTTTTGTATATATATCCGGCCTTTTTCCAATAAAAGTTTCCGCAATTTTATCAGACTCTGATTTAAATTGATTTAATTCGTATATATCTCTACTATTATGAATTTTATTCTTTTGCTTCCATCCAAATAATGTCCCACCGTTCATCAAAGATGTAAATAATAACTTTGCTAATCTTTTGCTTACATTATAATGTTTCATTACTCTATCAAAATAGTTATCACGATTTTCAATATATTCTTTAAATTGCGGTAGAATATTTTTATCCATATTTAAATCTTTTGTCGCCAGTTGCCACATAATAGTTGCTTGGCTATTTACCATATCAATATCAATATAATCTTCATGAGATACCGTATTTTTTACGGCACTCCATAATTGCCCAAATGATCTGTCTGAATACAATCTACCATACTCACAATCAGAATTTATGCCAAAATTATAAATACATTCTTTCTCAGTTTTTCCGCCATATGATAATATATATCTATTCATTATTTTTGTTTCATCTTCCCATATTTTTGGATCATCTTTATCAGCAACTAAAATTCTACGCATTTTTGATATGTCATAGGATTCAATCATTTTTACGCCAACCAACATAGGTTTTCTTAGATAATTTTTTGTCGAAGTACTCATTTTATTTTTTGAAAACACACAATGAAAAAATATTTATTTATATATATTTATACAATTTTATTTTTCTAATATAATATTATTTAATTCAAAATTATTTAATTCAAAAATATGTTTGGGGATACAAAATATTAAATGGGAAATAAAAGTATATGTTTGGGTATAAATAATAGCGAATGGGAGGCAAAATATGATAGGTATAATGTGTATATTGTAATATTAAGCCATAATACCGCAATATAACTAATAATTGGTGAACTTTACAAGATATTTAGAAAATATAATTTCTCAGAATAATAATATTTTTGATCGATTAGTATTTCTTATTTCTATAAGAATATAAAATTTGCCTCCCATTACAAAATCTATACAAATTATTATCATTATTGCGGTATTATGGCTTAATATTACAATATACACATTATACCTATCATATTTTGCCTCCCATTCGCTATTATTTATACCCAAACATATACTTTTATTTCCCAAACATATACATAGTGTTATAATGATCAATTATACCATTTACACACAGAATTATTTAATTCAGAATTAATTATATTAAATATTAAAATATCAATTGATATATATACATAATTTTTATTTTTGGTAAAGCTTTTTTATTTTTGGTAAAGCTTTTTTAAAAGGTTATTGATAGATATGCAAACTTTGGAAAATTGGAGTTCTCCAATTTGTCCGTGTGGCGAAGTGGATAGTAATTCAATTGAAATTGAAGACAAACTTGATAGATATGAAAGATTAAAACTACAACGATTAAATGCATCTAAAAAATGGAATAATGCCAATCGTGATAAAGTCAATGAATATAATAAATTTTATCAAAGGAGATTAAATGCAAAAAAAAGAGAAAATCGAGCAACTGATGCATGCGCTGTAATAGATACGGAACATTATAAAATGTATCAAGAATGCTATAGAAAAACGATTCGATTGCGAAAATTACCATTCTTTAACTCTGATATTGTATTTTGAATGCCTGCATTTTATTTTTTTCTCCCAATTTCCAGATCTGGATTAAGTCTAAATAATATACTTGGGCTATGCTCTTTTACTATATCGCCGCTTTCTCTTGTAATAATAATATCATTTTTATTAGGATTTGCAAAAAATGACGCAAAATCTAATTCTGATTTAATAGTATATTCATTTTGTTTATTTCTTTTGCCTTCCCCCGTAGAAGATTTAATTGCTTCAATAAATGACATGCCGCCTGGATTCAATGTTATAATTTCAAATAATTCGTCGCCATAGATCCTAGATAGTTCTCTTGTAATAATACCTCCTTGGCTATGAGATACAAGCGTAATTTTATAATTTGGATATAATTTTAATACTTTATCTAATATCGCTTTTGCATTTTTAAATCTTGGCCATAGCGTGTATGTCTGTAAAATATAGTCTAAATTTGAGAGCCAATCAATTATTCCTTTAGTTCCTGTATAATTTAATATAATTCTCTTTTGCTTTTTATCATCATATACTTGATGAAAATTGCTAGATAAATCTTTGATATACTTATAGTTCGCGATTGGTTTTAAATCTGGCCAAGTATAACCATTTTTAATTACTGTATATATTTCGGACACTTTGAGCGCACCACCATGGGTGGAAAATTCAAATTTTCCGTGTAGTTCCTCCAATTTGTTCCGACCCCTCGGTTTAATTCCGTCCTTCCCTATAGGGGGTTTTTCAAACACAAGTTCCACACCATTGTCCAACACCTTTGTAAAATATTTACTATTTGCAGTAGGATCAAATTGTCTAAATCGAAAATAGGATAGAGTCGTGTGTATCTTTTTATACTCAAAATGCTCTTTTACGTATTTAATCGCCTCTGATCGTGTAAACTTATTTTTTGGCACTAATACAGATTGTATTTTAAAGCCATGGTGAGAATGTGTCGCGGTTGTTTCGCCTAAACGCCCACCCTCATGTTTTTGCCAGAATTTATTCTTTTTTATGATATTTTGCATGTATTCCTCTTTATTCTTAGATGCATTTTTTCCATATGCGATATTGGCTCTTTCTTGTGCATATGTGGAAAAATTGGAGTTCCTCCAATTTGTTCCGTTAATGGATGACATATTTCTAGATATTATATTAAACAAAAAAAAGAAGTTATAGTTTTTTAATTTAGTCCATCTTGATATATACATCTTGACTCGTGCGCACAGATGTACCCATAGATTTAGTAATTGCGTCTAATTCTTCCATATGGCTTTTGAATTTATCGGATAAGTATATATTTCTGAGGAGGCTAGCCCCTACATGCTTCCCAAAGATCCTATTTAAGATCCTAGTAATTGCATTTACCGCAAGTAATGGATCTCCTTTATAATTGACTAATAGATAGAAATTTTTTTGTTTTTTCAATGGATGTAATTTCACATATTTTGCAAGGATGTCGACCAATTCCGGATTTACATCAACTTCTTGGGTGTTATACGACCCGGATGTCTTGTACTGGTTGAATTCAAACTTTTTGGCTTTTGGCAAATAATAGTTAAATTCAGTATTTTCAATTAAATTTTTATCATTCACGTACAACATTAACTGATAATCGCGGTTCCGCCTTGGTGGTTGCAAGCAGTATAAACTCAACACCACAAAATCTAGAATAATTGCCCATTCTTGCTCGGTGACCTTTTTCTTTGAAAATAACGGGATTGCTTTTTCTCTTAAGCCTTCATACACGGCGTTAACTTCACTTTGTTCCATCCAATTCTTTTTTTGTGATTCACTCTTCTCATTTGATCCTTTCTTCAATTCATCCGCAACCTTCATCATAAGATCATAATAAAAACTGTAAATTTGTTCATATTGTTTTAACCCTCGCAAAGTTGTAACGATTGAGATCAAATACGTTCGCTGTGAGTTTGGCTTCAATTTTTCAATGCGCTCTAATATTTTTTTAGTATTCTTGAGAAAATCATAATCAAATTGTCCGTTCTTTTTTGTTTTAATTGGTTGTTTATCATTGAGCCTAATGATATTATTTAGGTATACTTTTTTGGTGCTCTCTGTGGTTTCTCTATTCTTCCTTGATTTTCCGCCTATAATATCTTCACTGTCAGTCATAGGCATCGCCCCTCCCATTTCCTCAATAAGATTGTCAAATAATTCCGACATTTTAAAAAAGTGTCTGTTTTTTTCAAAGCGCAAAGCTAAATACCGTTTAAAAAATAATAAAAAAATAAATTGATTATATTAATTAGATATTTTCTTTTAGTGAATTTAAATAATTAATATGTTTTTGGCCTTTGTTATGGTTAGACTTATTTGAGATCATAAATGTCGCCCCACACTCACATGTATATTTTGTAGTGAATTTTTGCTTGTTTTTCTCATAGTATTTTTTATTGTTCTCTTTGTATTTTTCAACATTGGCCTTATAATATTCTTTGTATTTTTCTTTATTATTAATGTAATGATTTTTACTTCTCTCTTTTATCGTATCAACATTTTCACCATAGTACTGTTTAAACTGATCCTTATTATCATTATAATACTCTTTAGCATATTCTAAATATTTCAACTTATTTTTTTCTCTATATTTTTTACCATATTCAATTTGGTATTCTTTATTTTTTTCTTTATTTTTTTGGTAATACTCGGAATAATAAGCTTTGTTATTCTCATAATGTTTTTTACCATATTCTATTAATCGGTCTTTATTTTGTTCATAGTATTGCTTTCTATGTTCACGGGTTTGTTTATAGTATTCTTCGTTTGATAATTTTACCGGCCTATTTGTATTCATATTTGCATTTAATTGATCATACCAATACAACTCACGATCTCTTGCTTCTTGTCCATTTGTGCAAGGAAATTCTTCAATTTGTATCATTTGCCAATTGTCCCACCCTCCAGTATCTCTAATTATTGTATATATTTTGCAAGATGCAATTTTACATGAATTGCCATTACTGCAACTTTTATGTTGATATTTTCTTTTAATAAAATCTGTTGTGGATCCAACATATAAATCTGTGACGTTTTCATCATTGCAAACCAATTTGTAAATGACTATTTTAGAATAATCAATTTCTCTTTTAGTTGGTTCGGCTTCAGCGGTATTTTTCCAAAGGAAAAAACTATTAAGATCATCAATTGTTTCCATTTTTTGAAATAGTTTTTGAAAGTGTTAAAAAAATTAATTTGTAAAAATTTTTAGATATTATATTAATGTAAATATCTAAATATAATTTTTAATTAATTAATTATTTTTGGTAAAGCTTTTTTAAAAGGTTACTTAATGGCTTGTTAACATAACGGCTAATTCGTCGAAACTTTTGGCACCATATTTTTTTTTTGCATCTCTCATAAATTTGTAAAAAGATTTGGGGTTATTAATACCAGCCATAAATGCTAATAGACGGATTATTGAAAAACGCCCGCATGTGGCAATTTTTGGATCCCATGACTGATAGTCGACAGGATTATGGTGGAGCATTTTGCCACCAAGCTCTTTTAAATAATCATGTTGCTCTCCGTATTTTTTTCGCTTTTCTTTATCAATATGTTCAAGATCTTCTTTAGGGCTAAGGCCATATGAATCAAAAAATTCATACCTATTACCATTTCGCATGATGCAAGTCCAGTGTCCAATATTACTTGTAGGAGTTACTTCATCAAGAAAAAATATTATTGCGCAATCATTAGGATATGGCAATAATTCCTCCATTGAATTATACTCACTTAGATCGGGAAATCTAACGATTTTGACGCCCGGAAGCATTCGGTTTATATCTTTAGCACTCACCATATAATCCATATTTTTTTGTCTTTTTAAAATGTTGTATATATATATAATGTTTAAAAAACATCCAATTATATTTTCTATTGCTGGAATTTTGATTTATACCGTAATAGACGATCATATAAAATATACTAAGTTTTTCGAAGAGCATTCACAATGGGAGAAAGAACAGGGCAAAAGATTAAGAGCATACGAGCTAGCACAAAAAGGGGTAAAAGGTTTCAAGTAACTTTGGTAAATGGTGACAAATATGATTTTGGGCTACTCAATCCAGTTCGTGGGACGTACATTGATCATGGTAATAAAGATCTTAGAGAAAATTATTGGGCGCGCCACTATGGGAATGCAAAAGAAAAAGAATTGATCGACAATCTTGTTCCGAGCGCAAGTTTATACTCCGCATATATTTTGTGGGGTTTACATCGAAATATTCAAAAAAATATAAAAGAATTAAATGCGCTATTAAAATAATACACTCTCGCCAATACTTTCCATATATTGCTCTTTTAATTCTTGTGGTGATAACTGAGGTGTACTTACCCCCATTCTTGAATGTAGTAATGCCGTTAACCCGGCTAATATTGTGGCTGTGGTTAATCCTTTTACGGCCATTTGCCCTTCTTCGGATTTCATTTTGTCATATATTTTTTTTGCCATTTTTTTTAGTTTTGACATAGTTTCTTTTGATAATTTTATGGTGTCTTCTTTTAGGCCTTTTCCAGATGCTTTTTGTAGTTTCTTAAATTGTTTTATTTCGTCTTCGGTTGGAAAATGTTCGGCAAATTCTGTAGTAAATCTATGTGGTTTTTTTGCGCTAATATCTGTCAATACTGGATGCTGTAACATTAAATTTTTTATATGTACTGGATCTTCTTTTTTTAACACTTTTATTAATTGATCTATTTTTTGATCATTGTTCCTATAAATATCGGAACCAGCCTCGCCCAATATTCTATTAATTTTAGATATTGTTGGATTATACTCTTCAGAATATGGATTATCAGATCCAACATCTTTAGGCCATTCTCTTGGGTAATCTGATTTATCATATTCAGTAACCTGTCCACGATTTCGCCCGCTTGCTTCTGTATAATATGTAGGTCTTGCAATTTCCTGTTCAGCTAATTCTTCTAAAACCTGTCTTGATGTTCGTGGATCTTGATTTTCTAAAGCCATAGAACTATATGCGGTAGTTCCTAATTCTTTAATGCCATACATTAACGCGGTTAAAAACGCCAATTGCGCCAATGCTTTAGCAACTGTAATAGTTTCATCAGATGTGACGACATTATATATTTTATTTGCAATCGGTTTAATTCTTTTTTGATAAAACGTTTCTGGTATGGGTTGCAATGTGCTGTCGGCCTCTTTATTTGCACCTTTCTTTTTTACTCCGCCTCCTCTATTTCCTGGGTAATATGGATCCTCTTCTTCGGTAAAATACAGCCCTCGCTCAAAGTCTCTATTTCTATCCCGCCCTAACTGGGTAGCAAACATTGAATTTACATAATTGACGACGCCAGATAATGAAATATTTTTAGATATGATATCAGATAATATTTTACCATGATCAATACTATATTCTTCAGATATACTATCATGTATTCCCCAAGCTACCCCAGCAAGTAGGCATGTTGCAATAAATACTTTAAGAGTATTGCCAGTAAGATTATTATCACGAGCATATTCTATATCTTTTTTAAATTCTTCTGAGGCGGGTATTGCCATTGGTGGTAGTTCTTTTAATGGTTCTTTTTTTCCGACTTTTTTTTTGCCAACCCTCTCTTTTGGACTTAGGCCTTTTTTTAATCCTAGTCCATATGTTCCTGTAAAATGACTCGGTATATCAATACTTTCGCCCACATCACCAAATTCATCTAATATATTAGACATTTGTTTTTTATGCTTTACTTCTGATGCCCAATTTTTAGCGCGCGATTCAATATCATATTTAGCCTGTTTTGGTGCAATATAAAGGGGATCAGTTCTTTCTGCATCATAATTTAAATTTTTAGTATCTTCAACATTTTTTATAGCATATGTGCCAACTGCAGCGGTTAATGCTGTTAATAATAATCCAGTTAATGCTTCCTTACCAATTGCCCCCAGTGCCGCATATGATAATGCGCCCCCATGTAGACCCATACCACCACCTTCGGGCATTATTCGCAATGGGCTACCGCGTGGGGTTTCTGGGGGTGTGTGGAATACTTCTTCAATGGCAGTAGTTGGCGCCGCTACTTGATTAATTCTATGCGCTTCATTTACTAAGTCGACAATTTCGCGCAGTTCTGCTGGTGTGAGTCGTCTTTGTGGATCTTCGGCGTATTGGACTTGGGCTAAACTACCAGGATTAACCACTTCGGCCTCTCTACCTGTGATAGCATTAAATGCTCCTAATAACATAGAATCGACTGCGCTAAATGTGGCGCCAACTCCTCGTTGAAATAAATATAGAAAATATAAATATATTAATTTTTCCATAAAATCGGCTCCGATTGCCTTTAATTGAGGATGGTTGATCATCCTATATAAATACGAAATAGTTGACTCTGACTCGGGTTCGGTTTTTTTGCTGGTGGTGGTCTGTTCCCCCTTGGTGCCGTCTTCATTTTTATTATTTTTTGGCTGTTTTCTATTTGCGGGCATTTTGCTATTATCTATAATAATATAAATAAACAAAAAAAATATTAAATTCAATTAAACCCATTCGCCTTTATTTGGATCAACATAAAACTGTAACCACATACCATCGCCGTCCTTTGATTCCTCACCATTAATACTAGACAGCTGTGATCTTAAGCGATGATCTATTTCGCTAAGGCCTTCGTGTAAATTATCTACTATTTGACGTTTATTAACCTCTTCAAAAAATAAATCATGCATAACATTTGATGTTAAATTATCTATGGCTTGATCTTCCGCATTAGTTGGCGTTGTTCGGTTACTCCCAAACAGGGCATATTTTGTCAATAAACCAGTAATAATAATTCCGGCAATTGCTTGAGGTAGATTTTTTATATAATCAGATTTAACTATATCAGATATTAGTTCTTTATATGTTCGTTTTTGTTGGGGTATTGTAATCTGCAATTTTTTTGGGTCAGCCTTTTTTTCAAAAAGGTGTTTTTTTGGTTGTGCTCGTGGCTTTGGGTTTCTCAATTTTGGTGGCATTTGTTCAAACTTTATATATAACAATTTATAACAATTTATATTTAATTAAAAATTAAACATAGTACGTAAATTTGATATAATTTTATCTTGTTCCTCTTTGGTAGGATATTGGCCACTATTTCTTATTATATTTACACTCTCCAAAAAATCCGCCTCATCTTCGGTCATTCTTTCCGCGGAAATTAATAATCCAGAAAAAACTAAAAAAATTAGAAAAAAATATAAAGATAGTATTGGTATTTATACTTGTTTATTATGTGGTAGAACTTGTAAAGATGCAACATATGATATTAATCGACATAATTTAACAAAAATACATTTGAACTCAATATAAGCCCAATTCTTTTACTTTTTTTGATGCTTCACCAAGAGAGCATTTATGTTTTCGCATATAGGCAGATACCACATCTCCTCTGACCCTCTCGCCTCTTTTTTTTCCTACAATTTTAGGGTCGGACTTTTTTTGCGCAACAAGTCGCTTTATTTTACCACCTGCCACTTTGGGTACTGGAGTATATGATCCACGCGAATCGCCTTTTACGTGTGATAAGACCTCATCAATTGTTTTATTGGCCGCAGCGACTACTGGGGCGCCATATGGGCCTAGTTTTGTTACAACATATGCAGCAATTGCTACCTTTAATGCATTTACGCCCAATGATTGTGCTTCTTTCGATGTAACCATTTTATAGATATCTTTACTTACCTTTTCTAATTCGGCCTTAGATGGTATTTTGCCCTTAACATAATTAGCCGCGGATTTTATATTAGATGGGATTCTGCGGATGGCCTCTTTTGCATCGTCAACTAATCCGGCGCCATCATCATAATCGTCTTCATCATCGCTAGAACTATACCCATTAAGGACGCCAGCCCCCTCATAATCGGAATCAGAATCAGAACATTCGCCAGTTAATGGTAGTGGTGCTTTTAACATTGCCCCACCTCTTGGCACTGGTCTATCTACAACTCCAGAAAATAATGGATCAACCGTTGCTGTAGATCCTCCTGGTGGTTGATACCCTAATGGGTGTTTTTGAAATGCTGGACTTCCACCACCTCTATCGTCCTTAAAAAATTTTGGCTGGTCGGCATTATCATATTTATTTGATCTACCATCACCCCTTCTAGTCGCTTTAAAAACACTCATTGCCATATGTGGTCTTGATTGGATAAAATCGTCTTTTATCGCATTAAGTTCATTGATTAACCTTTGATTTGATAGAATAGAATGCATTTTATATGTGAAACTTTGCTTTATATATCAATACGAATAAACAAAAAAAATAATTATTTTATTATCTTATTATCTTATTATTTGTTATGTTAATGGTTGTTTATTTCTTTTTCTTACCAAGTAATTTTTTTAGGCCACTAACGTTCATAGCACTCTCTTCACTTGGTGCGCTTCCGGATTTGTGGCCTTTCTTGCGACCCATCATACGAGCCATTTTAGAAACTCCAGATGACCCTCTGTGGAGACGACCACCAACAGATCTTTTATAAAGTTCTTCATCAATAACACTATGATGCTCGTCTTGTTGTTTAGTATCAAGTACAATTTGTCGATCCAATACTGCAGTGAATATGCTAGAACTGCCCAGTTCGGTGACGAAGTAGCCTGAATTTACGGCCATTATAACTCCTTGTGGTTGGATTGAAAATGGGAATTGATTTGTAAATGAGGAGATAGTAATTTGTAAATTAAATTGTCCAATACTTGAGTTGGACAAAAGTGGATTCAAACATAGGTATTTTGCTGGATTAATAACCACCATTGAACCCATTGTAGGAACTGTAACCGATGCCCCATTTTGAATTGCATTTGCTTGGCCATTAAATGAGTAAAATGACTGATGGGATCCACTGTCGATACTCATATTGAACAAATTGGTAATATCTGCAGATGCGATAATACCAGAAGTATTATTTAATGTAATAGAAACTGAATTGATTTTTAGGAATGAATCAGTGTATGCCCAGTTTTGCGACTCAATAGGAACTCTAAGGCCGAAAACAAGTAAATTTGGGATTTGATTTAATTGAATGTTTTGGAATGCTACAGATCCAGAACCACCAGAAGCGACAACTGGAGAACTTGCACTTGGTGAGATGTAACGACTATAATCTGTATAATTGGTAACTGAGCGAGTGGATACTTTAGAATATTGCAAATCGGTCAACGTCAAGAAGTTAAATAACAATCTGGCATTTGTGAAGCCTAAGCCATTGCTTGAAGGGTTGCCCAATGTTACTGCGGTGATATAACTGGTAAGGCCATTGCCCGATCCATTAACAGAGGAATTTCCAGTTGCCCATACTTTCTTGCATGCAGAATCTACATTTAAAGTCATTGCCAAGTTGTTTACCCCAAGTAAACCAGCTTTGTTAAAATCTTTGTTAGTAAATGGGGCTAATGCCAAGAATGGCTCCGTTAGTCCCTTAAAAGTAAGGTAAATAGTCCATGTATCAGTTGTGGAAGTAGAAATAAGAGAGGCATTAGTAAGAACCCCACCAATATAGTGTTGAACTGTGATCGTTGCGGGATATGCACCATTTGGAATTCTTGCATTGTCATAACTTGCCTCGTTGTATGAGGCCATTGGGTTAGAGTTGGTAAGGATGGCGTCAGAATACATTCCCCAGTATTCATTTACATAATCGGGTGAAGTAGAATTCATTTTATCAAGTGAATCACAGTCTTCTAATAGTTTAATAAATGGTAAAATATCTTGCATGTTCGTGGATGATGTGGCGTTGTTGATCGTGAGTGAAGCAGTAGTAATTAGGGATTGTAGCGGATAAGAATTAAGGGAATCGGTCAATCCATATTGAAAAGCTTGGGTTCCAGTTGGGACATTGCCAACAGTAATAGTTAAATTAAGATCAGATTTCCATAAGACTCTGGCATCTGATACGATGGATTCAGAGGGAATTTGGATGTTCGCAGTAAGTGATGAATTTGATGCAGAGTTCCATGGAAATTGCTGATATGTACTTTGACTTGCACCGTCATAAACTCCAAAAGTGAGATCATTGGTCAAGTCATTAATACGACTATCCGTGATCTTTATTCCTTCAATTTCGTGTGACATCTTGAATTACTTTTAAACTAAGACAAAAACTATTCTGTCAAAAAATGCTTTATTATATGTAATAGAGTATAAAAAAAAAATAATTAAATATTTAGACCAATTCAAATTGTAGCCTCAACTGCATCCATTTTTTCTTGCTTCTTTTTTTGATACCTTTCGTTTTGTTTACGATTAATTTCATCCCTGTTTCTATCCCTATATTCTTTAAGCTTTAAAGCGATTGATTCTTTATTCTTGTTATAATATTCTTTTTTTTTCAATTTTATTGCTTCATTATTTGCAATTCTATATGTGTTGACCCTTAGCTTAGCTACTTCTTTATTTGTGTCATAATATGCATTGACTCTTGATTTAATTTCTTCTTTATGATTATTATAATATTCTTTATCTCTTACTACAATTTCTTCTTTATGGGCATCCCTATATTCTTTTTGTGTTCTTGTTGGTATACATTTATTAACACATATATTAGCTTCAATATGCTCTCTTTCTTTTCTTTCTAATTCTTCTTTATTACTACATGGATAATTTTCAATCAATACAATTTGATAATCCCCTCTTAATATAATATCTTTTGATTTAATAAATGTCTTTCCTTTTTTACCACTTGAGACGTGCTGTGTTAGTCGTTGGCTTAATTTTTGAATTGTTCCTCCAATATACTGCTCTCCTGTAATATTACAAACAATTTTATAAATTTTTCCATTTGCATAATTTGGCATATTTAAATTTATGTTTTTATATGTTTATATATGCTAATGTTTAATACGATGTAAAAAAAAATAATGCTTAATCAATCATATATGTCTTTTATAATGTTCTAATGCATAGGCTTTAAGTGCGAACTTTTTGATTTACGAAAGAAACCAATTTTAACTGACATAGTTGCGCCACTGTTTAAAGCTATTGGTCTCAATATTCCAACTGTGGATCTATACCAGAATTTAATATCAAAGTTATACAATGGGGGATCACTATTAAGGCAAAATGTTTTGTATTGCGCAGTTGGGTTATATGTAATTGATCTATTATATTCGGAATTTTGAACTGAAAATTCTAACAGAATTGGTTGAGTCAATGAATTATTAGGGGCTCGAATTATACCACCTTCATAATACAAAGCGGGTGCTAATGTTTGCGATCTCACAATTGGTATCGTTTGAGATGTTATGCAAACGGATGAAATTTGATCCCACAGATTAGTACTATTTCTCTCTTGCAACAATATAGTTGCTGGTGCTGGGACTGTTACTGATGTAATAGTATTATTGGTTGCAATTAATTCAAAATAAGTGTTTGCACCAATTGCGACCCTAGATACTGGAAATGAATAAAACAAATAGTATAGAGCATTATTCATCAATATATTAATTGGTGTTGGTGCTGTAGTTTGATTAAAAATTGGATCAATTGAGATATCAAATAAATCCGTTGTTGGGTCAAATTTAATAAATGGTGGATTTGTAGTAATTGGAATTGCTGGAGCCAATGCAATTAATTGAGTCAATGCTGTTGCAAATGCAGTGTTTACTAATTGGCAAAAATAATTATAAGAAAAAATACTATAATAACCAGTAGAGACATCTTGTATACCATTTGGAAATGCACTTGGGGGCAATGGTTGAACCGCGGTCGCATTTTGTGGGGCATAAGTAATTGGGACTATAATATTGCTTGCGCCATAAGACAATCCAACATTATATATTGTCAGATTCGCATTTGATTGATCAGGCTCAATTTGGGCTTCTAATAACGGAGTATCAGTATTGTCTAGGGTAAACTGAACAATAGCACCATAATACTCGTTTGGATCATATAAATAAGGTATGGTTCTGGCCTCATTATATTCTGCAAATACCTTTGCATAATTCGAAGCACTGCCACTATTAATATTAGATACGACGACATCAAGATATACAACATCTGGGCTCTGTTCCATTTCGTTTATAATTGTTGATATTTCACGTATTGAAAAGTTCGAATATATATAAGACATGATATAATATATTTTTATTATATATATAAAACTCTTTCTTTTACAAAAAGAAAGGAGGCAAAGAAACATAGAATGCCCACCCCCGTAAATAAAGATCTATATGAAGCCGTGAAAGAATATGCCAATATTGTATATAGCAAGCCAAGTGCTTATAAAAGTGGCTTTATTGTTAAGATGTATAAGAAATTAGGTGGGACTTATAAAGAAGATCATAAAGAGCATGATTTAGAACGATGGTTTTTGGAGCACTGGAAAAACGTGGGGAATGGAGAATATCCAGTCTATAGGCCAACTAGACGTATAAATAAGTCTACACCATTAACGGTCGATGAGATCGATACGGCCAATTTAAAGAAACAGATTAAATTAAAACAAAAAATACGAGGATCAAGGAATTTGCCACCATTTAAAGCAAAAAATAAAAAATAATATTAGATAGTTTACAATAAAATAAAAAAATAAATAATCATTAGATAAATAATACCATGAATAATATCTAATTACTTTTTTTACATTATAATATCCCATTAGATAAATTATAACTGTAAAATTTAACTATTTTATTTGTTTATATGGAAAAATATCGATGTATTTACTTATATATATCTATATAATACATATCTAATGATATATTTATTTTAAAATTACAATAATTTATCAAAGTTAGATATATTTATCATATATATTTATCTAATGTATATTTATTTTTTTATTTTATTGTAAAAAAAGTAATTAGATATGATCAATATTAATATCAATATTAATATCTAAATTTTATGTGTTATTATTCTTATATATTTCTAATGTTTAATATGAAAAATTTCGATTTCAATTCCTACTATAAAAATTATAAAAACCATATATCCTCACATTTAAAGTTGCATAACTTCTCATTGCCATTTCACTTGCCATATTTTCTTGCATTTCAGATATTATCTGTTTTGTTCTTTTTGTTATGATATTCTGTTTATTACGATCATGCTTATTTAATTCTTTTATAAAAAATGCAACTAATGTATTTTTATATTTATTTGGATCAATTGGGAATAGTGGGATTCTATTTAAAAATGTTATACTTATTAAATTTTTTAATTGTGGAATTCTTAATTTTATTAGATAATCATGTATTGCATGAAATAGATACTCTTTTATAATGATCCATACATCATCCGGAAATATATAAGATTTGATAAACTCGCCCATGATAAAAAAAATAATACTATACTATATTATTAGATATATTATACACGTTGACTATTATTATTGTCTGCCCTTGGGCTTGGTGGGTCTCTTTCGTCTATCCTTTCTTCGCCCTCCACATCCCTCACAATCTTTATACAACATACATTCACTTCGCGACATTTACTTCGATATGCAAATCTACATACCGCTAATAATAACCCAACACAACTTGAAATAAGAAACGACCAAAATACCTCGGATAACTCTTGCATTATATTTATATATTTTTATTTTTTATGGCTGTTGATAAACAAATAAGTAATTAACACTGGTTACTGTTTGAGCATTATTAAATGCATTATATACGTTAAGTGTAGCCGTTAAAGTAGTAGCTGAACTTTTGCTAAGTGCAATACTACTAATGCCGATTCCATATGATGTGGTGAGTGTAAATTGTGGAAAAGCATATGCTACATCCCAGTCAGGCTCTGGGGCAAATGTAACCGGAAATGTAATTGTAGCACCACTATTACCACCAACAGATGTAGGTATATTATATGTTCCAGCTACAATTCCACCGGTAAATGAAACCCCTTGGATATTACCGCCAACAACAAAAGTACTTCCAGCACCAGCATTAAGAGTTAAAGTATTTGCAGCGGTGCATGTTAGATTTACAGAGTTAGCACCATTCGTAATTTCAACTTCTGTTGAACTAACAGAACCACCAACACTTAAAACCGTAGGAGAAAGACATTGTAATGCTACGGCATTAGCACCATTCGTAACACCAAATGCAGTAGCATTACAAGTTCCGTTAATTTGTGCACCAAATGCAGTGACACCACCACCAACAGATACATTACCAGTAGTTCCAGTTAATAGAACTGAATTTGCACCAAGACCCAATTGACAAACTCCACTTTGAGCAGTTATACCACCAGTTGCAGTAACAGTTCCTGCAACAATTAATGAGTCTGGGGCATTAGAAGATAATACAGTATCATTAGGAGGAAAACCAACCGTTAGGGTTGACACGCTAATTGGGGTCGATCCATTAAATAACCCATTTAATGAGTTTGCATTAGCAGGATTTAATATTGTTCTGTCGCTCATTGTTTATTTGCTCAAAAAATTGTTTATTATATACTTTAGCGGATATAATAAATCAAAAAAAATAATTAAATATTATTTTAACCAGTTGCGATGTAGAAGTGGACGGCCAAATATGGGGGACTTGCATTTACACCAATTAGTCCTGAAACTGGATCTGTTGTCTGTATACCAGAGCCACTATTAGCAATAATAACATTAGAACTACTTGCCACGGTAGATAGTTGGCTCGATCCTGAGGGGATTACACATGATTGCCCAAGTGGTGGAATGGTTATATATGGCTGTTGTCCAGAAAATACGACGGTTTCGTGAGTATGTCCTGGGTCGGTTATATTATGGGAATGGCTACAGGCAACCGTCATTAATGGTGCAATTTCAGTAGATGACCCACCAAAATTAGCCGTAGTGGAAAATGTATTAGTTGCACCGCTTGTGTTATTTCCGGTCACATAATTTGACGTTGCACATCCTGACGAATTTGACCCATTACCCCCAATTGGGAAATATGACTCAAAATTTGGAACATTAAAATTTGATCCAGATCCACCATAAGTATATTCAATCACAGCAAATAGATTAGGATAATCGGCGACAGGATATGAACCGCCGTTGCATAGCAAATATCCAGCAGGTGGACTAATATTTGATATTAACATCTTAATTGTACCAGCTGGAACGGTGCTAACATTATAAATTGTTGACCCTACCGTTATTGTTGGGATTTCTGTAAAATTCGTATTTGATGTGATCTCAACCACACTTAATTCGCCTGTTAAATTTATATTACTGCCTGTCATTGTTCCTGTAAAAATAGGATTAATTATAGTCATAAACCCACTATATGCCTGTGATACCCAATTTTGAACATATAATAAATTAGCCAAATATGAAGTGTTGGCTTCAGTTATATCTTGATTTGTTGCGGAACTGTTGGAAAAATATACGCCATCAAGCCTACGCTGGGAAAGTGCCGAGCGGTAACTCATCTTTTATATAATATATTATATACTAATTTTGAGAAAAACAAATTGCATATTTAGCGGCAATATATGGCGGAGTTATATTTACGCCAGCAAGCCCACTCACCGGGTCAATATCTTGAACAAATACACCCGTATCTAACACGGATATTCCAGTTGTTGTTGGGTATATTTGATTAGCTACTGGGACAGTATTTTCAACCACAAACGGCAAAAATACGCCCTCGCCGGTTGATTCAAATAATACATTTGTTATATTTTCCATACCCATCCTATGGCTATGCGTTTGCGATGCAATTGAATGATCATGTGTTGGTATTTTTGTTAATAAACTTACATCATCCGGTGCGGTATATGACACAGTTTGAGTATTAATTGCCCCAGTTGTACCATTTCCATATGCAAAATTTGATGTAGGATTACCCGCACCATTATCAAAATTCGCACCTATTGGGAATTTACTTTCAAAATTTGGCAAATTAAAAGTATTGCCACTTCCTCCATATGTATAGCCTATTATATTGAATAAATCCGGATAAGCAGTTGTAGATACGCCTGAGCCATCACAAATTAAATAATTTAATGGTAATTTATTCATTGTCATTTTTATTTCTCCTATTATATCATGTTCAATTGGCTGCCCCTGTATCGTTGGCGATCCTGCAAATGACACTGCGTAGTCGTCGCTGGGGGTTAAAGGGGGTGTACCCCCTTTTATAGTTGGAGTTGATAAATTGCCAGATAATGTTATATTTTTGCCATTCATGGTACCTTGAAATGCTGGGCTACTTGGTTGTAGATAAGTTAAATAAATAAAATAATTTGTAAAATTTTGCACATATTGCAATGATGCCAATAATGAAGTATTAGTTTCCGTATTTGAATATGTCACACATGTGCTATTGTTAAAGAAAATACCCGTTAAGGTTGTTCTTTGTGATAGCCCTGATCTGAATGCCATTTCAAAAATAATATTTTAATTTATTATATCTATATCTATATAATAAATAAATTAATAATGGCTGCGAGAACTCTTTATAAGTCATCTTTTGTTCATAGTAAATTGCAATATACTGGAGATAATGATGACCCAAATGCATATCAAGACTCAGCAAAAAACTTACGAGGGATTGAGTCTATTACATTCTTAGATTCAACGGTTCAAACCACGGCATATACTGGAGAATCTTATACTGGAGCAACTGGATCTACTGGAGCAACTGGAGCAACTGGATCTACTGGAGCAACTGGATCTACTGGCGCAACTGGAGCTACTGGAGCACAAGGTATCCCGGGAACAGCAGTAAA